CAGAAAAGTCGGAGCATCGGCAGACTCTAATTTGCTGGCGATTGAAGCAGGTCCAGCACCACCTTCTGCGCCGACATCTTTTATCAGCGACTGGATCTGACGACCAACAAACTTGTCCACGTTTTCGCGGTGGAACTTGTTGGCCAAATCAAGCTGGCCTCGAAGTGTTCCGGTTGGAAGATTTTGAATTCCATTGTCAATATCGCGAGTGATTGCTCCGTAAAGTTCGATCTTAGACCTATCCGAAAGACCGGGTAGAATGTCACTTTTTCCAATAGAATCGCCAATCTGAGTGCGATATCGACGCAGCGCATCAAGCGACTGGTCTTCAGTCATATTGCCGATGGCAGCAACAAACTCTCGCGTACCTTTGGGATAGGTTGAAGGAATGCCGCGAGTGGCCAAAACTTCATCTGTTGGAACTTGAAAACCAAACTGATCGACAAGACCACCAGCTTGCTCAGGTGTTCCCTTAAACATCTGGACTGCTTGTGCGTCGATGTTATTGGCCCACTCAGACATGCTTGGAGTTTTTACGATCAGCTTTTGATACGCAGGGTTATTCCGAAGCGTATTAAAATTCTTTGTGTCAGTTTGCTTGAAGAAATCGTATCCAGCCTGTTGAAGTTCTCGGAACTTGTTTCCAAGAAACGACGGCGTTGACGCAGTGCCAGGAATCAGTGCATTGGCTGAGTTCTGAACATCGATCAAACCTTTGTCGATTGAAGGCTTCAACTGCGCCGAAAGCGTTCCGATTGCATCTTCGTAAGGTTTTGAAACGGCACCAAGTCGCCTTCTCAAGATATCAACAGCACTCTTCGCCAGCTCGTCAGTTGTGATTCCCGTGTTTTTTCCTCCAAGCTCGGTGGCGTTCAGGACGATCAGCCTCTTAAGGCTTTCCATGTGTTGAGGTGTAACCTCTGCACCAACTGGGGCGTTCTTGATTGCCTCAGCAAGCCCCGGCTCGCCAATCGCCTCAGCAACACCAAGTGGAACTCTTACGCCTGTGGAAGACTCAATGATGTCGCGAAGCTGAGTAGTCTCTAGCGAACCAACTCTCGGCGAATATCTTGGCCGGAAGAATGTCGCCATCGCACCTTTGAATCCTTCTCCAGTGAGAAATTCTTTTGCAGCGATTGCTGGCTTTACGAACGCTCTTCCAGTTTCAGTAAGAAGTGGGCCGCCGATTGCTCCTACAGCAGTTTCTCTTAATCCAGTTTTTGCCGCCTCACCATACTCCCCTCGAAGTAGTTCTGGGATAGCTTGAAACGCTCCAGCCGTTGCTCCCGCTGTTCCACCTACAGCTCCACCGGCAAGCAACCTTGTTCCTAGTGTTCCAGTTGTTGCAGCGGCAGTTAAAGCCTCTGGAAGAAATGCAGGAGCAATGGCACTACCAACCAATCCAGCAGAAATTGCTAACTGTTCAGCAGCCCTTTTCTTTTCCTCCTCCGAGGTTGCAACACTAGGGGGAGCAGTCATAACACCGGGACGCTGAAAATATGGCGTTACATATTGGCCAGCCTCCCCTTGGACAGCTTTTTGTTCGCCGATTTTACCAGCGTCATTAACAGCCGCTTGAAGCTGCTGCGGAGAGCCAGCTTGAAACATGCTCGCGTAAGGATCAGGTCCGGTCCTTTGCGGAACCTGATACTGGGCAGACATCTCAGACACTTCCTGAGCAGGTTGCGCTATAGCCGGTTGAGCGGGTTGCTCTTCGGTGTAAAACTCTTCCTCAGTAATTTCCGTAGATGGCATGTTATTGCTTTCGGTAGAACTTGTTTCCGACCTTGTACTTGGTTCCAGATGGAACCGCTCTTTCAGCCTCTTCAACCGAATTGAAAATAGGAGGCTGCTTCATCGCCGAAAAAACATCAGTAACCTGAACTTGAGACTGAGGCTGTCCTCCCGGCTCTTGCTGTTTGGTGTCAATTTTTAGAACCTCTTGCTCTCCGATAATGCCAAGCGGAGACTTCATGCGGTCTTTCGCGTTTTGGAACAGCGATTTAAGCTCACCCAAGCTTTGCTTAACTTGCTCTGGGCTTGAGGTAAGATAGCTGGTCTTAATCAACTCTTCAGCCCTTCTTGCGTCTGCATCGGTAAGACGACCTTGCTCAGACAGCAGTCCACGGGCAACAAGCGGAGTTAAAGATCCAAGCTGTTGGCTGATCCTGATTTGCTCAGGATTCAGTCCTCCTCCAAATTTCGGAACAAGCGGGATTTTCTGGCCGACACTTCTCAAAGCGCCACCAACACTAAACGCTTTGTCCACATCTGACGGCTTGATGCTTTCAATCAGATCAATTGCCGTGTTGGCCGATTTGATTCCATTGAACAACTGGGTCTGGACTTGCTGCGGAAGCGCCTTCTTGAACTCAAATTCTCCCGAAGGACCGACAATAATGTCCTGACCGCTCTTAGTTGCAGCAGCTTTCAGAATCTGGAACTTGGCGTCCTTTTGGTCTTCAGCAGATTGCTGCCAATCAGCAAGTGCAGCGGTCAATGGAGACTTTTGCGCTTGTTTTGCGCGCATTGTCTGAATTGCTTGAAGTTCAATTTCAGGGGCAAGTCCAAGCGCCCTAATTGAATCTTCACTTGCAAGACCTGCAACCGAAGAAATTTTAGCGGCCTTTCCGAGCTGCTCTTCTTCCGTGCGTTTTTTAGCAATTAACGCATCATCAATGACGTACTTTCCATCGGCGGTGCGCGTTAATGCGTTGTATTTTCTGGCTTCAGCAATTCTGGACCTTTCAAGCTCATCGGTAAAAGCAGCAAGCTTCGTCTGCTCTTTGATAAGTTTTGCGCGAGCAGAATATGGCTCCAAACCGTTGATTATTTGAGTCGCCTGCTGGTTGAACTGTTTTGACCTAAATCTAGGAAGAGCTGGCATCGCGCCATTTTCAGTGGCGTTGTTCAAAAAATCAGACACCTGCTGATTAAAGTTCTGAAAAGCGTCGTATTCCAGATTCTGCGCCTCCGACTCTGCAAGCGCATCAGCATACGCCTTCGACTGAACCTTATTCTGAAGATCGGCCTGACGCTGGCGCATAATCTGATCCGCCGTCTGCACCTGCAATTGCTCCATCATCCGCTGCTGCGTCTGTGCGCGGTCAAACAGCGATGCGCCTAGCTGAAATGCTTGAAGAGATTGGTCAGCCATAAATCAAGGTCTGTAGTTTGAGGAGCCGTACTCCGGGAATAGACTCGTAGAAAGCGGTGTGATATCCGACCTCGTCGGAGTCGGTGCGTAGAGATTCGGATAAATCTCAGAATCGTTCTGAGGATTGTACGATGGTGGTCGATACGCTCCCGGTTGCTGCTGCATCAATCCTTGATACATCCCATATTGAGACAGAGCGCCTCCAGCAATCCCTCCAAAATTAGTGAACGCGGTTTGAGCCGATTGCTGCATTGGAGACGGAGCGGCAGCAACCTGAGCGGCAGTCAAATCACGACCGTACATGGCCGACTGTTGTTGCTGAATGGCTCCAATGCGCTGAGCAGGCGTAATGAACATGCTGCTGATTGAGAACGGCTGCGCCATGCCCATCGTACGCTGCTGCTGGATAAAGCTCTGCGCTTGAGCAAGACCTTGATTCTGAATCTGCATCGCTGTCAGACCAAAGTCGCGAGCGAGCAAATTTGTTCGAATGCCTTCTGACTCTTTGAATCCTCCACCAACCGCCCGACCAGCGACAGCTCGTTGAAGCTGCGATTGAACATCTTGATCAACCTCGCCACGCAATCTTGAGCCAATAGTTTTTCCAGCCTGAGCAATAAGCTGATCATAACCGGGAATTGCACGACGAAGCTGCGCCTCAAGCTGTGACTGCTCGGCAGCGGTCGTCTTGGTGGCCAACTCAGTTGCAGGCTCAAGCGATGCGATATTCTGCTGAATCGCCTGCCGCTGCTCTCCCGCAAAATCAATCGGCTTTAGCTCAGGCACCTTGGGCTTCTTGCCACCAAAAAGTCCGCCGAGCAGGCTTCCCGCTGCCGAGATTCCTGCTCCACCTAAAATTGCCGCTCCAAGTCCTATTGCCATAAATTATTCTTTTTGGTTCAGAACCATTGCGAGAATCCACCGCCGTTTAGTCCGACGCCGACCATTCGGATCGTTGCGACTGCGTCCCCAAGGTATTGCATCGTTTGCTCCTGAACAGCTTGAACTGCTTTGGCTTCGTAGGCCACTGCTTCCTGAATCAAATCGTTCTCCTCTTTGCGAATCGCCATGACCATCAGCTTGATGGCATCAGGACTCGGCGGAATGAGGTAGTCATTGACGCTCGTCGCGTTGATATGGCGCATCTTCGCCATGACCGTCACCGGCTTATCCTCGTCGTTGTTACAACGATCCGTCAGGTAACTGCGGCGGTACTGCGGCAAAGTTTCATCAGGGTCGTAAACTGCCAGATCAAGTTCCAGCAAGGTCGTCGCATTGTACTCGTACAACCGGCTCGACGTGTTGGTTGCCTGACGAATGACGCCGGTCAGCGATATGAACTTCTTGGTCGATTGAACGTACGGAAGAGCGAGGGTCAGCTTCTCGCCATCGATCCATACGCCGCCGGACAATGTGCGAATCCACTGACCGTTCTGATCGACACCTTGCAGCGTGATGGTCTTGCCAACGTCAGAAGCGTCACCGGGATAGACTCGGATAAAGCTATTCGTCTCGCCGGACATGTCGCGGTAAGAAACTACGGTGCCACGATCCACAAGCTGCTTGCCGACACACGCGCCATTGCTCTCGCCGAGCAGTCCGTATCCGCTTTCCTGAAATTCAAACCATTGATTGCGAACCGTTCCTACGCCGCAGCAATCAGCGACGGACTCGATGGTTTCAATATGACGCGGCCAAGTGATGCACCCTCCAACCGTGTGGATCGTGAAGCGTCCGTACGCGCCTGCCCACAACCCCTTGTGCAGAAGCCGTCGGCACGCCTGATTGATGTAGTCGTAAACGCGAGGGTCATCGACGCAGACGCCGACTACACGGGCGATTGTCGAGCGAATGTCCTGAACGATTAGCTTCATTTGGTGTAATAGATTCGGCTCGTTCGCTTGATGAAGTAAACGCCGTAGAACGGAGGAAGGTTGTTGTGGGCAGCGTTTCCACCTGTATTCGCAGCAATAGCATCAACATCTGGATCTAGCGTTGAGCTTGGGAATGCTGTCACATTGTTGGTAAGCGTTGGAGATGATGTTCCACCGTCCGCAGCCACTCTGTCGCCATCGTTTCCTCCATGACCAAAAGTCTTTATTGAAACTTGATGCGTATGAGTCGGCATTTCAGCCGTAGTCAACAAGTGCTGATCCTCACCGACAATTGATGTGGCAGTTGCGGTTCCATTGACAGCAACCGCACCACTCGCCGCAAAAGCACCAACACCGACCGGGAAGCGAGCGTCAAACAGCGTATCAACCATCCACATCGCTCCGGTGTAATTAGTCGGAGTGCCGGAAGTTCCATCACCGCCGTCGTACGAAAGAAGATCCGTGGTCGTTCCAACAAAGATGCGACGATCATAACCATTCGCCGCAACCGTGTTTTTATAAACCCAGAATCCCTGATCAAAAATCCACCACTGCCCATCTTGATCAAGCCACGGATAAATCCGATTATTGATCGCCGGAAACGTCGGTCCAAAATTGAAGAACGAGTTTCCAATCGTGCTGTTAAAAACGGCTTGCGTGCCTCCGATGATATCGTTGGCCAAGTTCTGGTAGTTCAACGGACAATAACTCACCGGAAGACTTGGAGGTGTAAGCGTGATTAAGGTTAGGTTTGGCATACTATTCCGATGTGTAGGTAAACGGGTTTACGTCGCAAGCATCAAGAGTCTTGCATCCTTCGAAAACAAGGCACTCGCCCACCGCAGGTTCCTGAACGTCGTAAGCGTGAACTCGGATGCTCTTGATGCGGCAATATCCCGTAACTGTCAGGCTCATTTGAACCTCGTACATATTTCGAGTCGGGGTGCTAATGCTCGAATTGCACGGGATATCCGAAGGAGTCGGCAAGCGCATCTTCGGCCTATACTGCGGCTGAAAATTGACCAGCGGACAAGCGGGTTGGCACTGCAAAGTTGTCGCGCATTCAGCCCAGTCTGCCCACTCAATCCATCCGGGGTACTGGTCGGGTCGATACTCGACATTGAAAGAAGCGTCTCCGTCCAACGAATCGATGAAGATGTCACCCGAATCAAGCCGCTTCAATCCAAACGGAATCTCGAAGTTGTAGGCGCGAGTATGAACCAGCCACTGAATCTCCTTCTTTCCGTCAGCAATGTTGTTATCGAACTTGTCGCCCTTGCTGATTTCCCAAATCTGAATCGTCCCGTTTTCGCCG